CAAATTCCAGCGACTCATAACGGAAGTCGGAGAATGTAACCAATTCGTCTTCATCGCTACCACATGGTACACAATGCATTACGATCATATCTACGGCATAAGGTTCACACAAGTCAGACGAACTTGACACCCACTCTGAAGCATCACTTTGCTGCTTCAAGGCATCAACCGGCGTAATGTCTTCCCCCGTGCCTGTTGTGATGTGTTCATAGACAAATTCCAAGGATACTTCAAGCGGTTGCTCGTCACCTTCCTTAACCGTGTCTAAATCGCCACGATCAAGCAAGTATTCGTATTCCTTAGCTTCCGTCCAAGTAACATTCCCTTCACCAATCTTCACCTCAATCCGTTGGGAAATAAATGTAATCACATCAGACTGAGCAGGCGTCTCCGCTCCCCAAGCTGGTGTGAAATCAAAGCTCGATGTTGGAGCGATACTACCCTTTACTGTTTCTGTGATAGTAACAGTTGTAGAACCGCCGCTGAGATTAGTTCCGTTACCTGTCATCAGGTCACAATCTATACTCCCCTCAGCACCCGTAAATTCAACAACCCAGTTGGTTGTCGGACCAGGGCCACCTGTCACCGTTACATTACCTGTACCAATTGTTGACAACAGTTCCAAAGCAGATTCAACTTCAGCCATGTTGGCATCCCAATCAATAGCCCCCGTCTCTTGACTCTCATACGTGAGAGTGAAGTTTCCACTTGAGGTTGCATCATCAATATTGATAGTTTGAGTCTCGTTGACTCCATATCTAGCAGTAACAGTGTATGTAGTTACGTTGTTCGCGGTATTAACCGTAAACCGTGCGCCGACCGGCACGAAATCAGTGTCGGTCGTATTAAGCACTACTGTATTCACGTCAACAGCAGTGTCCGTTGCACCTGGAGTAGCTTCTGCAATTGTAGCAGAGCCACTTAAACCATCTTGAATATAGATGGTTGCATCGCGCAATTCAATACGTGCCATAATCTGGCTCCTTTTATAGTTTCAGGTACATCTCGTAGCGACCGTCCACCATAGCTTGCCGGATACGGTCTTCGCGACTTATCTGACCAAAGTGGATCAACCTGATTGATTCAGCCCTGCCTTTTCGTTGAGTTAGACAGTCAACTAACGTTCCATCGTCACCAACGGCGGGCCCGTACTTATACACGGGAATACGCTCCGTCATAGCTTGTGCAAACTTCCCGCCCCACCGTGCAATTCCGTAAGCATCTTCTTGAGACATCATCATCCTGTTAGTTAGCAGTATGTTGATATCAGTCCATAGCCGCCAGCATCCTTGACTGACCTCTCTAACGAACGGACCATTGACACGAAGTTCAGCATGATCCTCCCGCATTGTTTCTGGTTCACGCTCGTCAACGCCTTCGACCAGAAGCGGTAAGCTAAGCCCGTCTGCGATGTTTTTGAAGTACACCGAGATTGAAGCAAAAACCCACCGTGCCAGGTTTTCGTTCAATGTTGTTGCCATAATACATCACTCCGGTTAAGTTGTTGTCCCACTGACAGTTTGCTCTAAACTCAGTTGTTGGGTGACGTGCTCAAAGAAGACCTCTTCAGGTCTCACACCCTTCACCTCTCTACCAATAATAGACCAAGCTGTATTACACTCGAATTCCTCATAACTTTTGATATCGTACCGCCGCCCATGGTACACGATCCAATCATCATTTGTAAAATGATAACAGGTGGGCAAATCTCTTGCGTCAATGATGAACATTCGAGTTCCAACATCATACGAGCCGCCCATTATGAACATCTTGTTTGCTGAGATTTGAGTAATTGATTGTACAACCTCCCTAGCAATTTTTACAGGGAGTACAATACATTTTCGTACAACATTCACCGTTTTATCGACTGTCTTCACCCCTGATTGGTAATCTGTCGCAACATCAACAATTTGATACACATCGGCTCTATGTCCGTATTGCCTCTTTAAGCTGTATAAGGTGCGTCGGATGAAACGACTTAATGTACGATTCTCAACCACCGGAGTGGCGGGAGACTCTACAACCGCGACTACAGTTTGATTCAATGCTAAAGCACTGAATGGTGCTGCACCTATTGTCCCTGACAACCCTGTACTTTGATTTAGTGTGAGGGTATTAGATAAGGATCGTTCAATGTCCAGGGTTCTACTTACACTTTGGTTCATCGAAAGGGCACTAGAAAGAGATCGAATAAAGATCGACCCCGCCGCAGATGCATTTTGAGTAAATGCTATGGCATGATTCAGTGATCTTTCATAAACTTGCGGCGGAGTAAATCCTAGCCGCCCTGTAATGTCATTGGTATCTATACCCGTCGGCGTCGTATCAATACCACTTATAGTTTCGCTAGTTTTCACGGTGGACGTGAACTGCCCACTTTGAAGATACAGTTTTTTATCAGTAGAACCAATCCAAAGAGTATTCACACCATCCCAAGAAATATCTTGAGGAACAGTATCGACGCCGCTTACATTTTCACTATCTTTGATTGTTGAGGTAAACTGCCCACTTTGGAGATACAACTTTTGGTCTATGTTCCCTACCCAGGGTGTATTTGTACCATCATAAGAGATGCCAGCAGTACCTAAATCAACGCCGCTTACATCCTCACTGGTTTTCAAAGTAGACGTGAATTGACCACTTTGAAGATACAGTTTATCAGCCTCGGCACCTGACCAAGGGGTATCAGTACCATCATAAGATATCCCTGAAGGAAATGCATCGACTCCACTTACATCCTCACTGTCTTTGAGAGTTGAAGTAAACTGCCCACTTGTTAGATACAGTTTCTTATCTGTGTCACCAGTCCAAGGGGTGTTAGTATAATCCCAGGAGACGGCCGTCACACTTCCATCAATGCTGCCTACAGCTTCACTAGTCTTTACAGTAGACGAAAACTGCCCACTTTGAAGATACAATTTATCAGCTTCTTGGCCGCACCAAGGAGTATTGAGTCGAGCAAAAATAGAACCGGCTATAGATACACTTTGATTCAGTGAAAGTGCATCAGAAAGAGAACGATCATAGTCAACAATCGTAGATACACTTTGATTCAGTGAGAGTGCATCAGCAAGAGGACGATCATAGTCAACAATTGTAGCTACATTCTGTGTGAATGCTATAACATTGTTTGCTGACTCGTTATACTCTACCCCCGCCTGTGGAAGTCCTCGCCCTACATAATTGTTAGTGCATATACCCTTGGGGAAGGTATCAACGCCACCAATAGACTGGCTGGTTTTCATAGTAGACGTAAATTGTCCACTCTGAAGATATAGTTTTTGATCTTCACCGATCCAAGGCGTGTTCGTTCCATCCCAAGAAATACCATGAGGATCAGAATCTACAGTTGTAACAAGCTGGCTGGTTTTGATTGTAGAAGTGAATTGCCCACTTGTAAGGTACAGTTTATCGGCTTGATCGCCTACCCAAGGAGTATTTGTACCGTCCCAAGAAATATCTCGCGGGGTCGTGTCAACGCCGCTCACATCCTGACTGTCTTTGATCGTAGAAGTGAATTGGCCGCTTGTAAGATATAGTTTTTGATCTGAATACCCACACCAGGGAGTGTTGGTACCGTCCGCAGAGATTCCAGACAGCCCAGAATCAATACTGGTAACATCCTCACTATCTTTTACAGTAGAGGTAAACTGACCGCTTTTTAGACGTAGCTTCTTCGACCCTCCGCCAGCGAAGGGAGTATTTGTACCATCCCAAGTTATACCATTGGGAACAATATCACCAGCGTTAATACTAGTTTTTAGAGTAGAAGTAAACTGCCCGCTTTGCAGGCATAGTTTATCACCTTGACTACCAGTCCAAGGGGTATCATAGACTGGCGGTGGAATGTCTAATCTAGCATCAAAGTCATCAATGCAAGTACCACTGCTCGAACTGTCAACTGTCGTTGTAACTAAACTAGTTTTGAGTGTGGAGCTAAATTGTCCACTAGTGAGATATAGCTTGTCCCCAGCAGTGCCGCACCAAGGAGTATCCGTGCCGTCCCAAGAAATACCAGTGGGGGTTAATTCAACACCACCAATAGACTCACTAGTCTTTATCGTGGATGTGAATTGGCCACTCGTCAGATATAACTTATCGTCCCCTTGTCCGATCCAAGGAGTATTGGTCCCGTCCCAAGAAACATCTATTGGAACGCCGTCAATACTTATTACAGCTTCACTGTCTTTGATCGTGGAGGTGAATTTACCAGACTGTAAGTACAACTTACGAGCAGTAGACCCAATCCATGGCGTATTAGTCTCATCGGAAGAAACGCCCCGGGGAGTAGTGTCAACAGTAGTAACATCTTCACTGTCTTTGAGTGTTGAGGAAAATTGCCCAGACTGACGGTACAGCTTATCCGCTGTTATGTACCCACACCAAAGTGTGTCGGTACCATCCCAGGATATACCATCAAGATTAGAGTTGATGGTTGTTACATCTTCACTAGTTTTTACTGTCGTAGTGAACTGCCCAGACAATAAGAATAGTTTGTCTGTACCGTCACCAGAGAAGAGTGTATTGGCCATTAGCTCACCATACCGTGTACGGACTCAATAACTTCAACTAGACTAACTTCATTGAAATGGTGGCAAGGATAATCAAAGTGTGCCCAGATTTGGAAGCCGGCTTTCTTCACTTTTTGACAAAATGAATAGTCGCCTCCAACTTCTACTGTGCCGTCTTTGTTCCACTGCCGCATAAATGGCTGCTGATCTTTTAATCTTTCGATCACTCGCCGCGATACTAAAAAGCAACCACTTCCAATCGCATCAACCTCTCTTAACCCGCCCATCTCTTCACAATAAGGCTGGTAACCTTGCTCACTCTCAATCCATTTCAGAGCATTAAAATACCAAGGTCGATCACCTTGTACCTTATTATGCCAAACTGGTGTTGGGCAGCCCACTAAATCACAATCGTACTCGACTAAATCAAGGGGATTGTTTATCGGCGGGTTGTCGGTATCAATTGATAACCAATAATCCTCACCACCATTCAAGAAATCTTTCACGCAATGGTGGAGATTATTAACATAGGGTGAGTGTGTCGGACAATCATGTCTGATAATATAGCGAGAATCAGACAACATCCGACAAATGGCAAAATGCACCATTTTATGCAGCCACCCGTCACCGTTTGGAACCGTAATGTAGACCCGCTTCTTAATCATGGCTGCTTAACTGTAAGACCTTCAACATTTTTATAGGCTGACCATGTCTTACGCTTGTTACGCCGACGACCAGGAGTGGGATTATCTGGATTAAGAGCATCTACATCTTCTTGATCTTCAGCAATATTCAAAGCTCTCTTAGCCGCAATAGCTTGAAGAGTGGCTGTATCTTCCTTGATAGCTGGATCACGCTTATGCGCGCGGTCATCATAAAACTTTTCAGCATCAACTTCAGTCATAACTGAACACTGTGATGGAAATGCGTTGACCGCGGCCTGAGCAAAGTCATCAGGTACAAGAAGCATACCATTCCATTGACCCTGCGGACTATCTTCGCCAGGATCGTCATCAGCATGGCCCGAAAGTTGGTCATAGTGCCAGCCGCCAAACTTATCAACAAAGTATGACCAGTCCATGTCGTCACGCACGCCAGCAGAAAGCTGGTTGAAATCAGGGAAACCATGGACTTTCTTCCCATTTACATTCTTCAAACCGATTTTCACTTTCAAAGGAACAAGTTCCATTAGATTTCTCCCTTAAATTGTACACACACGAAATTAAACGAGTTCGCGCTGGGGCTTATCAGGAAAGTCAACATTTGGACAACGTCCACATATACGCTCAACAACTCGCCCGACCCATTTCATTATTTCTGAATTTTGAACAAGTACGATTGTCCCTTTTTCCACAAGATGGGCAAGAGTTTCTTTCTGATAGTCTTCGAGCTTTTCTATACGTGCGGAAAGGCGCGCTTCACGCTTCCAGTCGCGCCAGATGAAGAAGAGAATCACTCCCATCAAAGGGCCGAGTTCTCGTAACATAGACTGCCAATCAAAAACTGTAACGTCCATATCAGTACCCTCCAAGTCAAAAAAGCCGGGGCGGAGCGAAATCCGCCCCGGCACAAAGACAAATTCAACTCAGATCAACCGAGCAGAACGCAACCCAAGTTAGCATCCAGCATCGCAACCCCACACAGAAGGTCCAGAGTCACAATCGTACCCTGGCTGGTGATGTTGTACTGCATAGACACACGCATTGCTACGTCGTTATACACACCGACGCTAGAACGTACACCAAGAGCGGTGTTCGGCAGAGCGAGCGGACGAGATACGAGTGCAAGAGCGTTACGATGGAAGGCGAGGTTCAACGAACCAACCGGGCCCGGGAACGCCGTATCCACACCAGTGGTGACCGCGAGGGCCAGCGGACGGTCCAGGTAGACGGTATAATCGCTACCATCCGTGTAAGCCTCGATAATGGTGTACACTTGACGTGTGGTACCAGTACCGAAAGCGAGCAGTTGACCCACTACGGGCGGCTTGGTGGCGGTATAGTTCTCCAGAACCAGACCCTTAGCATAACCAGCAGCGTAGTTGGCACCAAGATCACACGCCTTGAACAGCGTGCAAACGGCGTTGAGAGTCAGAGCCGTGCTCAGTCCGGTAACGATGTTCAGACTAGTTGTCTGACCTGTACCAGTCGAAGCGGCCACGACGTGAGGCTGACCTTCACCCTCAAACCAAATGTACTCACCTACTACAGCAGCGTAGCCGGCAATTGTTACGTTGATGGTAGTTTCGCCCACGGGCTCAACTTCATCAACCAGACCGTCCACGTAATCCACCGTGATTGTCTTAGACAACGCGGGGACGTTTTGATCCATGTAAGAATCAAAACCCAGGAGACGACCTAAGCTAGCCTCACGAAGAGCCGTACCTTCATCGCCGCGCTTCTCAGCACTGATGAACAGTTCGGTCTTCAGCATCTCAGTCTCAGACTGAGGAGACAGTACCAGATTACGCCCAGTCGGATACGCCTTGTTGACGTTCATCTTCTCCCGGCATTCCAGGAGGAAGTTCTTGGCGTTACTTTCACTCATTTCCTGAAGCCGACCAACTTTGTTGGCGAGGAACTGATGGGCTTGACCAATCAGCACTCGGTCAACCGAGCGAGCGATTTGCATCGCAGCAGGCGTCAGGTAAATATCAACCAAGTCTTGGAAAGACTTAGAAGCCTCACCGTCCTTGATTGTGAAGGACACGTAAACGTGCTGATCCAACGGGACCTGTACGTTCGTGCTAACGGCATCTTGGTTGTCCACGTCATCAGCGTCAGTTTTACGCCGTGTGGAGAACTCAGAAGGACGCCGAGTGTTTACTACGTCGCCATAATTGGCGACCTCATCGCTGAAATCTCGGTGGACAAGGCGGGCCATAACCATATTCTCTTCGAGAATGGCCAGACCTTCTTGCGCCCACAATTCGGGAATCAGCGCATCATTGTCATTGGCAAAACACGCCATGACAGGATTTGCATACAGAAGGTTCATGGATTTACTCCCATGTTGTTGTTATGCCCATAAAGGGCAGGTTCCGTGCCGCCCCACATAGGGCAACTAACAATTACTTTGTTTAGTTAAAAGCACCACCCCGTTTTTTGATTAACTAGAAGATGGACCACGTCGCAGCCCCAGGGCTTCCGGGTTTTCCTTACGAAGCTTACGATACTGATCCGGAGATAGTTTCGTAACGTCAATTCGTCCACCTTCACCTGATGTAACACCACCAGTTGCGGCACCAGACCCAATACCACTAACAACGTTTGCACGGAAAAGGTTGCCATAATGCTCAGGCAACTGCTTCATTCGCTGTACTGCTTCTTGGGGGGTGCGAAGAGTCACTGTCCGATCCCCGGTATTCTCATCAATATCCGGGAATTCAACTTTCGGAACCATTTGATCTTCAAGCTCGTTACCTTCTTCATCCGTTGCGGCGCGCATTTGCGTCATTGGACGAAGCAAGCCAACGATTTGTGTTGGGTTAAAAGCTTCCGCTTCAATCGCTGCATCTTGCAATGAACGTTGAACAATGGAGTCTTTGTACATTCGCTCCCACTTGACCGATGATTCTTTATAGTCCGTTACCTCGCGAGTAAAACGCTCTCGTTCTTGCTTCCGTTCATATTCGGCCTGTTGTCCCTTTGTCCGGAACGTTTTCTGCAAGTCTTGCAACTCACTTTCAAGCTTGGCACGCTGGTCATTAGCCAAAGTTTTATCAGCCAGCATGTCTTTGTATGATGTTTCCAGTTTCTTGTATTTTTCTACGTGCTTCCGGCGGTCATCAGCAAGAAACTTATTCACGTCATCCTGATTGAAACCTCGCTCCTTCGCCGCAGCCGCTTCAGTAGCCGCTTGCCGTGCTTCAGCAGACTTGCGATCCGCTTCCTCTCGCGCTTGCTTTGCGTCTTCTTCAGCTCGTTTGAGGCGGTCTTCAATAGAAGCAGAAGCAGCGGAACCATCGTCGCCAAAGTCATAGCTGCCACCATCACCACCACCATCGCCGCCATCACCACCGTCGCCACCATCGCCACCTTCGCCCTCATTGTCAAAACAAGTGAGAACAGGAAAACCATACAGTAATTCAAAATCGCGTATCATTTTACGCTCCTTAATCAACCCTACTGAGTTTAACATCATCAGCGTCACGCAGAAAAGGTTTAAGGTATCTCCAAGCAGTGGCACTAGGAACGCCATGCATAAGATGCTCAACCTGCGATTGCGAGCGGGCGTAGGTAGTCCGCACAGACGCATACCCTTGACTAACAACGCCAAGGTTTTCTACATCCAATTCGGGATCAATTCCGTCTAAAAGGGCGTGGGCAATTTCCCAACATGCTATTAAAATCGCATCAGGGATTTCTATGTCCTCACCGCGCGGAAATTCCGTTTCCTGCGCTTCTTCAGCTTCACGGATTTCCTCATCCGTTACATCAAGTTCATCCCCGTCCGCGTCATATAAGATGTCGTAGACGGTTGCCTTGTCGCCTTTGAAATTCAAGGCGTCAATAATCTGTGTTGCTTTGATTAAAGCTTTAGGGCGATCAGATGCAGCAGCATCGAACCAGGCTTCTTCAAAGAGTCTGTTATCGAAGTATTCATTAGCATCGGCCAGCGACCCATAATAACTATACATAGCAACACTCCTCTTAACTAGCGAGCCACTTGTAAGTTTGCCCAGCAGCACCACCAATGACCCAAACCTTACTAGGATCATCAATAGCGATTTCAACGGCATTATCTCCTGCCGCCACTAATGGGTAACCATCCGCTGCCGTTACGTTAGTGCTGGTTCCCACATAAATAGTTCCAGTTATACACTTTACGTATACGCCTTTTATTGTTTCAAAAGCCCCCTCAGTAAGTTGTTGAGAAGCGCTGTCTCCAACAGTCCCAGCCCCTACTTTGAATTTGCTTTTACTTTGCTTTATAGGCAGTGCCATTCCTTGTCTCCTTATTTACCTTCTCCGCGCACTGACTTCTTAGTCGTTTCTTTGAGCGCAGTTTCTGTGGCTTGTCCCCGTTCTTCTTTACCTTCCCTCTCAGGCGCGTCAGAAATATCCTCCACGCCTCGGGCGCCGGGGTTTTCAATATTGTCTTCTGTACCTCCGCCCCCTTGTTCTCGAGCAGATGTTTGTGCTAATAGAATCCGTGCCGCCCTATCAGCATGATCTTTGCGAGCTTGTAAGTATTCATCTTCCGCAAACCCAAGGGCTAGAGAAGCAGTTTTCTCGCTAACAAGACCAGCTTCCTTAGCACTGATGATAGTGTCAGGATTACTAGTAGTGTAATCGGCCTTGTCAATTTCTTTGAAGATATTATCCATCGTTTCGACATCAATTTTACCACCCAGTAGTGACGTTACGATATCCTTAGCAAGTTCCTTCTTGACAGTAACGCCGGGGACAGTAAACATCAATTCAGCCAAATCCCCAGCCTCTTTGATACGATCACCATCTGTTTTCAGACTGTAACGATCTGGGTACTTAATTGTTGCGACTTCCTGCCTATTTTCCTGTCGCTCTTCATACGCAGCCCAATGGTCAGCAATCTTTCTCTCGGCACCTTCCAATACCAATCCAATATACGATAATCCAGCCTCAAGTCCTTGGTCGCTCATCTTCAGAGCCTCGGCAGAAGAGGCTCGACGACCAATCTTATTTTGAACCGCTAAGTTGACAAGTTTACGAATGTCGTCTTCAAGCTTTTCTTGAAGCTTTAACGACGCCTCCAAAGGTTCCGGTGATGGATGGATAAATCCAGGTCTCTCGGCTCTTATGTCGTAGATACGACCATGCGTTGGACCGACATTCATTTCCCGTCCCATGGCTCTTTGACCGCCAGCGGTAGCCGTGCCATCAGGATTAGCACCATGCTTCAAGTGGTCGCCCACGGCCCGCATGTCAGCTTGCTCAGTGTAAAACGGGAAGTTAGCTTTTAGTGCATAAGCAACGTCGCTTGACGTTAAGTTAAGCAATGCAGATTGATGCTTCACAACATCCTTCAAAAGACTATCTTCAATATCCAATAAGACAAAGGGAATTCGCCGCAAGGCAAGAACTATCGGTTCTTCAACTACTTGTTCATTACCATCTGAGTCAATGGGTTTCCCCTCTTGATCGTAAAACTGAACATGAACAAAACCATCATCTTGGTCCACCCAAAGTAGTCGGTATCTTTCATACTCCCCGCTCGGTAACTCAATAGCTTCAATATCGTGACTAGAATAATCTAATCCTTTATCCCGCAACAGCAACGCTTGAAATTCCATTGGGTCTTCAGGTTTAGTGCAAGCCCATGAAAGGATGTCTTCAACCTTATAGCGATACAGATAAGGTCGCGCACCACCCACATCGGCTAATGTGTCACCTTTTGACTTAGGAGCGTCGATGAATACTCCAACCTTCCCCATTACAAGTAACTCGGTCAATACATCAATGCCGATAAAGGCATTCATGCTTGTACCCTTCATATCGACGCCACCCTTCTCACCTGCAACTGATTTCTTGTAGGTAGAGGTACCACCTTTACGAATGATGTCACGCATTCGTTGAAAGATAGAATTACGAATATCATTTACAGCAGCCTTGGCGTATGTGGGAGTCGGTGTAATATCCATCCTTGAATAATAATCATCATCAGATTCCCGCTCTGAGAACTTCTTCAGATTTTGTTCTACAAAGTAATAGCCGCCCTCATAGCTTTCACGCCATTCAGCCCAGAAACCCATATCATAAGATATGCTGGGATGCCTCACGTCTATAATACGAAACTTGTCATTAGCCATTTTTGTAACTCCAAATATCCTGCCGCTAATTCCTATTACAGAAACCTGCCAATATCTCTTCCTGTGACAATACTCGCAGCCAAGGGTAAGGCGATTTCAGCGTAATTGAGCGCGTGGGCCATGTGATCGGGCCCTGTAGTTATGTATGTAGCTTTTGGATTGCCGTTTTCATCTTTCTCGTATGTTCTCACCAAATTCTTCATGTGCTCCCTAAATTCAAAACTAACATCAGCGGGTAATTGAATTCGGTCACTATGAAATCTACCGAGTGTGGCATCTAGCCAATTAGTGCGGTCCACAGTTGCGATGGGGGCACCTTCTTCTTCCTCGGTAACTGAGATTTCTTTCCCAGTTTTTCCTCTCCTATAGCGGCAGAGATGAACGTAGCCGTGGAAGCGTCTTGCAAATCGTCGCGCGTCATTTATTTGTGGGTCAGCATCAATCACACAGCCTAAAATTTGCCACGTTCTCATAAGCCTATCAAGTTCTTCAAACTTATCCCCTGGAAGTTTGCCTTCCCATAATACTTTGGCGTAGGCCGCAGCGTTAATATCGAAACTGTAATCATTGAAAAAATATTCAACTACAACTACATGATTCAGCTTGCCTTGATCCACCCCCATTACTATTGTTCGGTCACCACCGGTCGATGGTTGAAGAGCTAGATCCTGCTTTGAGTAGTTCTTTATTGAGTCAACAATTTCCTCTTCCACTACTTGCCCACCGTCAGGAATAAATGGCATACCAATTTTAGAGTTGTGGAACTCACATAAAGCTGCCTCATCTCCTAGGCCGCGAAAATGCGCTAGTGCAATGTCCTTTGGCCTAACAGTGTAAGAGTAAAGTTGATTGATATACCATGAGCGATGGTCGCCGTCCGTCTCTACTGTTGGTTTCCATATTCCCTTACCGAGCCATTCCGGCTTCGTTTCCTGCTCTAACTTATGCTTACATTCCTTACACTTTAGGTAGCTCTCCCCTATCCTGGGGTCAGTAATAACCTCTCCTACGATTTCAAAACAATCGGGCCAAAGTAATTCAGTCCATCGACTACAGTGTGGACATTGAAAAATATAATGCTCCTGCGTCCCTTGCATATACAGCTTATGAATTCCGTACTTTGGTATCGTTGGCGTTGAAATTGCCCAGACCTTTTTCTCCAAGTTACCTGATAGACGTTCTAAAGCCAACCAAATTTGCTTCTGATCCATCTCGTCCAGTTCATCCAAAATCAAAGTCGAGACTGGAATCCCCTTCAGGTTAGAGTCCCCACGACTCCCTCGAATATACAGATTTATTCCGCCCGCTTGTTTCAAAGCAATCGTATTAGTGTCTGTAAAGATTTGTTTTAGATACGGACTGTAGAGTAAAGCTACATTAAAGCGACCTTTTGCAAAATCACCCGCGTTCTTTTCAGTTGGGAGCACGTACAAAACATCCTTTTTTCGTACATCAATCGTGTAGAATGCAATGTTAATGGCAACTTCCGTGATGCCCATTTGAGCAGATTTCATAGCCGTGTTAAACGAAGCTTGGGAGTCATGGATTTCACGTACCCAAGGATGATATTTGTAGCCGTAGAAGCCTGAAAAATCGCCACCCATTATGCGGCGGTGCGAGGCCCATCTAGAACACTGGTTCAGCGTACGGCTTTTTAGCCCCTCCGCAATAGACTCACGGAGCGCTGTTAAAAGTTCACTACTCATTCATCTTCGTCCCACTCGTCCTCGGTATCTCCCCTAACAACATCGAAGCTCACACCTGACTCCATTCCTAATTCTTCCTCGACTTCTTCCTCGACTTCTTCCTCTACCTCTTTCTCTTCTTCCTCTACCTCTATCGCTACCTTTACCTTTACCTTTACATCTACATCCACTGCTTCCTCTACCTCTACCTCTACCTCTTCCTCATCATTCTCAATGCGATCCCACAAATCTTCATCCTTGTCCTGCCAGCGGCCTTCAACCCACATCTTTTTAACAGGGGGTAGACCACTTCCATCTTTCACCTCTAACGCGATGGCACGAACATCTTCTTCTTCGCCTGGGATGTAAAGTGTCGCATCTTCAGCCATGCCACGACGAACAATTGCCGTACCATCAGTATAGATAACCTTGGCAATAAATGTCGAATAGTGGCGGTATGGATTCTTCAGCAACATCGTTTAATCTCCTGTTTGTGTATAAGTAGGGACGAGCCCAACTCCCGCCCCTACTTTGAGACGGCCATTCGGCCGGTTATTCCGGCTCTTCATCGGATTGGGGAGGTGGCTCGATAAATACAAGTAGGGAGAGGATGATCTTTAAGATTGCAGGCCAGTTTTCAATAAACCAGTCCCAAATCTCCGTCAACATCTCCCGCCAGTCTAAACCAGTTTTCAAAGTCCAAGGAGCTTGAGGGACGCCACTTTCTACAGCGGCCTTCCACTCACTTACTTTAGCGGGGTCACGAGAGCCCGTTACAATTTTCTGGTACGTTTTACGGTCTATCTTTCCATGTCGCCACTGACGCCGGGCAACACGTCGAACTTTTCTACCGAAGTTAAAAGCGAACATTATTCATTCTCCTCTGAGTCAATCTCATCAAGAGCCAAGAATAGCTGAGCAATTCCTAGTGATGCAAGACTTGCAATTGTTACAATCCCGAAAGATATCAAAATAAACCGTTCCAATGGTAACAAGCCAAATTTTCCCCACACTACTACGAACGCAAGCCAATGACTCAAGCAATACGGACAGTGAATCAACTCTCTCGCCCGCCGGCCTAACTTTGATACTTGAATTCTCCAAGGCTCCATGACGTTGGATGTGGAAACTGTCATCGTGATGCTGGCGACAGCAAGTCCGATCAGTAACATCTCAACTAATAAATGCATCAATAAACAGCGTAATCAACGGTTTTCTTCCCATTCTTTTCCAGAACAGACCTGATTCGCGCTTCAACTTTCTTGCTAACATTAGAGTTTATTCCTACAACTCGCTTAACCTCTTCATCGTCAGTATAAACTATAGCTGTAGGAAGGAGCCCAACCCTACTCTTCTTTGCTTCTTCTTGATTCTCGTCGAAGTCAATGTAAAATACATCAAACCCCTCTGCCTTCAACTTGTCGCCAATCACTTTCATTTGGGGGCAGAATTTACACCACTCCGCTGTCCAAACAAGTAGGTAATTCGGAGGGTACTCTACTTTGTCCGCCGCCGAATCTTTAGCCGCCGCTTCCTTAGCGGAAGCAGTGGAGGGTCGATGTTGGGCGGACTTTCCGTCGATGTGTTCGGAAGTTTTGGACAGTTTTGCAGGTCTAAATAATCGTCCGCTATGTCCGTCGCCTCCTCGATCTTCCTGCTCCACTTCACAGGCTTGCCTCTTGACAGGGCTAAAGCGATTGACCTCAACAGGCGTACAAAACGTCGCCAAACCATAAGCAATCGTAACATAGAACATTCCTAGCGTAATAATGATTTTACGTTTCATTTCTTTCCCCATTACCAAATCTGATAATCTGGGATATTAACCCGAGGGTATCCCACATATCCGCTTAAAGCAATACTATCACCTTGCCTTAATGCGTAGTTAATTGCACTTGCATCGGCCCAAAAACTACCGGCGGGCTGATCGTGGCGTGTAGGACCACTAACCCAATCTGATCCCCAAGAGTTTTGAACTAATGCGCCTCGTCGCCTAGATTTATCGTCAATTCCAAGGATCACCATTGCGTGATACCAAGGACGACGTGAACGCCGCAAGAAACCATCCTTGTCTCGCTTAGTATTAAAACCAGCGTTACTACACATTGCTACGGGGTAGCCGTTTGCAACTGCGTCACGACACTCCTCCCAAGAACGTACAATAGCACAAGTTTTTACTGGGTGTAAACGACAGAGGGGTTCTAAGATATTAGGTACACCAGTCTTCCCTAACTTACGTGCAACTGCCCCACTGTAGTTAGTATAGTCATACTTCCCATTCTCATACGCTTGACGGAGTAGGATGCCCCACTCTCGAACAAATTCAGATGCCCAAACTCCCGTGGAGCCATCCGATCTGCGAAGGCGGCCAGCACCAACCTCAACGCGTGAGCCAGCATAGATAATTTCCGTAGCACATTTTGTAACCCACATCTCAGGACGGTTGAGCATAAGGATCTGCACAGCCGTCAACACATCGACGCCAAGTCCAAAGGCATGTGCAACACAATCACCAATCTCTTGGTAATGCGGAACTAAGGGATTCTTGGTAATCTCTTCAAAAAACTTATAGAGTAAGACTACCTTGCCCCTACCACTGCCCTTAATTGACTCATATTGTTGGCTTAGAAATGGTTCTGGGTGAGTTCGTATGAATTCCTCGCGAGCAGCCGAGCTATCAACCCAACCACATTGAAGTGGGCGAATTGTTTTAGCATTGAGTCCTTTTGGAAATCCATCACCGTAGCCACGCTTACTAAACAGGCCACCAGAGAGGATGCCCCCCGCTGCCCCCATGAGCCATTTTAACATCTCACGTCGGTACATTACTGTGCCCCCTACGGATTAGTCAAAACTGTGCTGCGTAATAACGCAAACCCTTAGCAATCTCCCCCCACAAAGCTTGATGTTGGTCGGGAGTTTCGAGTTTACCCTGCCCAGCTAACGTTTTCATAGTTGTCTGGAGTTCTCGTAACACAGGTAACCAAGCGGGTAGAGAATCGCCCAATGCTTGCTTGTTAGCATTGGAAGTAGCTGCAATAATATCATCTACTTCCTGTAAAACATCAGCGGCAATTTGTGCAGCAACGCTCTCAAAACTGCCAGCCAGATTTTCCGCCTCATCCTTTGGCAGTCTATTAACGGCGCACCAATAAGCTACCCACTTATCAGAACTAGCATTAACATCTGGTCGAGGTATGATAGGAGGTTCGTTTCCTTCTACTGTTACAATATGAACTGCAACATCAACTGTACCCTCATAAGCACACCCTATAATAAACATATACCTTCCCGGCTTACGAGCACTGAATACTGCACGCTGCCCGTCACGGTAAACCTCAAAATCCGCTGCATCAGGTACTAAAATCCACTTAAAAGATTCCGCTGTACTCTCAGTCAGATCAAATCGAACAAGTTCGCCAACTTCAGCGACTTCTTGAGCGTTAATCACAACTTTGGCAACATTCTCAGATTGAACATCCTCCGGTCCCTGACAGTATGCATTAACCGCACTCGCGGTCGAAGGGAGCACTGAGGTAGGTAAATTCAAGTAGGGACTAACCAGCAGCCCAGTACCTACTGTAACCGCAACTAAAAGTGCGGCAGTTTGAAGACTTTTCCACATGGTATGATTCCTCAGAGATAAAAACGTGCTCTCGTAATCCTACCAGACCAACGAACCTGCGTCTCAACAAAACAATCTTCGCAAACATGTTTCCCTGCATATTTCACGACGTTGCCACATTTGCAAATAGGTAACCCTGTGTCTTGATCTGGTAGCATTGCTTTCCCAGGGCGGCCGGATGCAGGGGAGTCCGGCCGCCCACGGTTATTTTTACCCCGCCTACGGCGGCGTCTTATCGCTCGTCTTGAGCGTCTTAACATTGAATCACCAGTTAAAGATTTCCCTGATGGCTTCAATAAGCTCAAGAATGAACTCGACTAACTGCATAATGAAGTTGACATCAATGTCAATCCCATCATCAGACGCCACATCCTGCGCCGCAGCATAGAATGCCATTTGAGCATCGGCGTCGTTGGACTTCAACTTACGTAGAAATGTACCAACTCTTACATCAAGATAGTCCCTCGCAGCGCGACGTGCTACCCTAATTGCCATTCGCCTCTTTCGTCTTCGGCTCATCTTAATCATCTCTCTTCTCCTCTGTTGGGTTAAATCAACCCCGCGCGATACGCGTCAGGGTTTTCGCTAATGAACACCGTTTCTTAGCCAACGGTGACAACTCTGATGCCGGCTGCGAACAAAATGAACGCCAGGTGCTAAAACCAGCTTGCTTCGCCATATTAGTTAATGCACCTTCCTTGATATCCGCTTTTTGAATCCACTTTTTCTTTCGTTTGGCCATTACATTGTCCAACCTCTTACTATCACGTTACACTTTACATCTAAAGAAGCATTCGCCCAGTATCGCACTTTTCTGTTTGAATCAAGTTTTGCGAATACACTAGCCTCAAAGTTTTTATCCGCAACTGATATTACGGCTCCGGCGATATTATTGTAAGTTCCAGTTCCAGTTTCCGCAACATAGAACCCCCCACTGGCAGAAGTAGATTGTACTTGAATTCTGAAGTAAGCAGAATAAGCTCCTACTGGAACAATGCTGCTTAAATCCAATTCATGCCAATCAGCATCTAGTGTAAAATCGCCAATTGTCCAATCCCAATTGGTATAACGTTCCCTGAGTATAAAGCCAGTCTCAGAACTAAGAGTCTTATCCGTAATGGTTAAGTAATCAGTTACCCATAACCACTTCAATGCACCGGCACTATCATCCCAGAAAAGAATACGGTCGCCAGCAGGATCGGTGAGAGCTTCAAAACCGAGATGTGAAAGTGAGAGCGTTCTTGTTGCACTGATATTTCCCCCACCTGACAAGCCAGTTCCAGGTGAAACGGAAACATCTGCATGAGCGACGTGCTCATCGGCTACAAAATCGAGCAGACCATCGTGTGAGGCCCCTAACGTATCCGCAGCCTGAAGCTGCTCGACGCCTCCATCGTTAATCACAAGTGGTTTTCGACTAGCCATTGTTTACAACAGTATAGGTTGAGTGAATGATATTTCCATTTCAGTTGTACTAAGAGCTAATCCTGCTCTAACTACATATTGTCCACCGGTTGTCGGCGCCGTCTCTGTCAACTCGCCAGCAGTTGTCGCGCTGAGAAAATACACCGCACCAGCCGTTAAGCCGCCGGTTGTACCCGCTACTGCATCCCACTGACCAGTTGAAGCTGATAGTATACCGTCTGTCTGTATCTCACCACTAGCGGCGGCGGCGATGGAAGTGTCTCGTACTAATCCAAAAGTTTGAACTGTGCCGGATGCGTCCGCTTTTGCAAGATCAACCTTGTTGTCCGAGTCAGAATATACCGGAGCCCCGATAACAATTGGGCTAGCATTGTTGTTAGTCAGAGTAACTACATCTACCTCAGCAACAACAGCATCTAAGGTGTCCCCAGACTGTATCTGTTCAATTTGGCCGGCATTGATTACAAGTGGTTTACGTAAAGCCATGAAAAATTTCCTTATAATAAAACGGGTAACTCAATCTCTACATCAAGTTCCGTTGTGCTAACTGCTCGGCCAACTCTAACTACATACTGACCACCAGTGGTAGGGGCTACTGTCGTAATCTTACCAGTAGCCGTCGCACTTAAAAAGTAAGTAGCTCCAGGTGTAAGAGATACTACACCGGCTATATCAGTCCAATCCGCACGCTCTACTTGACCTTCAGTAATGTATGAACAAGAAGCTGTTGGTGCAGTGTTTGAGATTGCAACACCAGCCACTTGTACGGTACTTGCACCATCAGCCTTAGCTAATTCGAGGTGGCTATTTGATTTCAAATAGATTACATTTCCGATTTTAGTCGTAGAATCTGCTTCTGCCGTCAGTGGAGTTATAGCCCCGGCTGTAATTGTAATAGATTCAGGGGCATGAGTAATAGTAATTCCACTGCCCTCGATGAGAACCTTGTACTCAAGTCCTGATTGGTCACTTTTCACACCTAGTAATGAATTTGCTGCGCCGGGATTTTCCAGCAATTCAATTGCTTCAATAACGTCTTTGAGCAATTCCTCTAACGCGATGATTTCAGCCGAATGCCTGTTTCCAATCTCGCCATCAGGGCCTTTGTACACATCCTTAGAAGGTCGAGAATGGGGCGTTGTTCCATCCCATACTGCCCCATCTTCAAATTTTGGCGACGGTAACGGCATCTATCATTCCCCAAACTTCTTCAAGCCAAGAGCTAATGAAATTGCCCCTAACTGCTCCTCTATCAGCCTCAACCGATTATCCCACCTATCTTCATGTGTTCGTTGCCAATTATTGAATTGATTCTTGAACACCAGTTGACTTTTATCCGTCGCTTTGACATGCGCGTTAATACGGTTGCTCACGTTCAAAAGCTGACGCTGAAGGAAATTTACCGTCTGAAGCACTTCTGCCGCATGTTTATAGATGTCGCGCAGTTTAGCCATCTCTTCACTAAGCTGGTCAACTTCCTCTTGAACATCTTCAGGTACGGAGAGTTGAGAAATACTAGCCTGTAGTGAACACAACTCCTTTTGTCTCGCCGCCATTCCTCTCACGAGATCAGGCATCCCAGTAGCGTTACTTGCTAAGTTTGCTACGAATTCCTGAGTAATTTGTAACTCGCGAGTGATCCTTCGCCAGTCCTCACCATCTGGACTTTTACGGACAAGTGCGTCATCACGCGATGCAGATAAACCATTCCAGATTTTCATAGGACCCTCCTGCGGGGCTGTGAGGCCCCGCAGATAAAGATTTACTTACTTAATCGGCCGCCAGGTTACAAATCGCAGGGCAACGTTTAAGGCACCTTGCACTGCAACTAAGCCGGCAAGCAATGTGGCGTTGTCTTGAATAATCTCTTGACCCGCCATGTAGCCAACCACGCCGACTAATACTGTGAGGGCATTTACCCACACTGTCTTACTAGCATACCACTTCTTGTTCATAACGTACTCCAATGTTTAAGTTGGGTTTACAGTAAACGACTAAGCCCCAGTGTTGCCATCAATGCAGGATACAAGGCATCGGTGCTATCATCAATAGCAGCCTGCATGGCCAAAGCCTGCAATGTCTCTTGGCGGGGCATCCAAGGATTTGACGTATAGTTTGAAATCGCCACTAGCCCAGCAGTTGTCCCTTGCGCCGGAGGCGGGGAAGCAATTATCCCCATCACATTCAACGCTGCCAGTGCTGTTCTGACTGTTTGTCCATTAGTTGTCGTGGTTGTTGCACCAGCATAGTCCGGGTCCAGGTCAATGTCATTAACGATAGTGAGGGTTTGATCTGCATTATCTACAGAGACGCCACTGAAAGTCAAGACAAGAGGAGACGTGGTCAATGGACCACCGGTAACAGCAATAGCACCATTCGCGTAGGCAGTAATGTTACCTGACGCAGCGGTATCGACGGCTGTTTGAATAGTCGCCGCATTAGCATCATAAGCAATGTTCGCTGTATCAAATGCAGCATCAGTAGTAACATTGATAGTCAATGTGTAATTACCACTTGCTATGTCAACAGGGAAGATCGCAATCGTCTGAATTTCATCTGTTCCCGTGACTCCAGGAGTGGATGTGGATACAGTATTCAGACTACCACCACCACTAAGGTCAACATCCGTGACCGTTAGTTCGTTTTGGTCTGTGCTATTAACAGAAGCACCATCATAGGTGAAAGAGGCTGCGTTAGCAGTCAGATCACCAACTAATGCTACAGTAATATCACCGTTTACCCAGCTAACAACTGACGCCGCTGTAGCGGCTACGTCAATGGCAGTCTCGATAGCGGCTTGAGCCGCGTCGAATGCAATGTTCGCCGTCGTAAACGGAGCTTCATCAGCTAGATTGATTGTGATTGTAAAGTTACCACCACTAACAGTGGCGACATGCGCCGCAAGAGACTGAACCTCATCCGTCCCAGCAGCACCGGCGGCTGTTTCAGCTACCGTACCCGTTGAGTTGCCTGTGAGGTCAACGTCAGTAAGCGTAGCGGCGGGATGATTCGTCGCATCAACAGAAGTGCCGTCGTACGTTAAGGTGGCTGCGTTAGCAGTCAGGTTACCAGTCAACGCCACAGAGATGTCACCATTAGTCCAGCTAGCTACATTACCAGTGCAGACAACATCAATGGCAGTCTCAATAGTAGCCGCAACCGCATCGTGTGCGATATTCGCTGTTGTATGCGCTGTTCCAGCTATATTAACTGTGATTGTAAAATTGCCACCGGATACTACGCTCTCATGCGCTGCAATTACTTGCACTTCATCAGCTTCGTCGTACCCACTGGGATAAGCAAGGTCACCTTGCTTTGTCCGGAAACGTTCAATGTCCATGGTAATTACACGATCTGTGGCGACTGATATACCATCTGCGCCCCCAGAGTCCCATGACTTCGCATTCGTTATAAGATCAGTATAAACACCCATTGTTATCTCCTTGGTTACGCTTTACTCGTTGTTTTCTAACTCTGTTACTCTCGCTATGAGAGCATCTATCTCCGCCTGTTGGTCCTGATTGTGCTTGATTAGATACGGAATGATGGCCGTTAATGATAATGAGTACATCCCATCTTCAAGATCCGGATCACCGACTGCGTCGGGAAACTCTTCTAACACATCCTGTGCAACTAAGCCCGTACATACTTTACCTGGCTTATGCTTCCACTCGAAATCTCTAACCCGCAACCTACTTATTAGGTCCTTCCCGGCTTTTGTTGAGTCCTTAATGTTCTTCTTCCGCCTCGCGTCCGACATGCAAATAACCTTAGTATCTAATTGTGTAGGGAGAGAGCGAAACAGGAAGCTTGTAGGTTTGGTGCCCTACCCATGAAAAAATACCCTTACTTTGAGTGCTCTTGCTGAGAACCCAGTGTGTTCATTTTGAAATGAATATCAAACTCTATAAGATAAGCGTCCTTGGACGAGTATGTATCCAACACGTTATTTGAATTCCGCCTCAGTGAACACAGCAACATACTTGATATAAGCTTGCCGGTACCGGCTATATTAGGAAATTCCGCAACGTTGTGAAAATCCGTCGTTGAGGAATTGGCATCTGCTACCACTATAGACGTTTCTCCCGGGAATGCAACGCCTATAGGGGCCCATGTGTATGAGAACTTCCAAACAACGTCCCCTGCGGCACTGTCTTCCCCGATCCAATGGACATGTGGCTCAATTTCTGTGCCTTCTTTGTAGCTGTGTGGTAGTTGAACTGAAAAGAAAACTCGTTCTTCATTAGCTTCAACTGCTTGATCGGAAAAAGCTAGAATGTAGGAACCTTTGTAAGGTGTCCACGCAGGCGCTTGAGCGGCAGGAAGCTTAACACTATTGACGGCAATGCGTATATCAGTCCACTCCGCCGTGCGAAGAGGAAAAACATTTCTGTAACTCAGTGTAGGACTATGGTTTAATCTCATCACATTCCTATCCAAGCAAGTTTCTGGTCGGCGGCAGTTGAGATAGCGTACAAACGTGAACCATTCTCAAGAGGGAGGCTCAATGTCTCTCCAGGGGCAAGGGGCATACCGTCGTTTGCCGTGACAGCAGGACCACCGACCCAGATCACATTGGTATTCGGTGTAGGATCATTGTCGCCAGCGGCTCGCAGAAGGATGCCTTTTGTGAAAGTGACATTGGCAAGCTCAATAACCTGTACTATTGCCACCCCTACGGTTGTCTGACCGTGCTTAAAAATACCTACCGTATCTTTAATGAACATCGTCTTTTCCCTCATTCTGTTGCCCAGCGATGGCTATGACCACCCGCTCGCTGATACGGTCAACAATCGCTTCGTAGCCGTCTATCCCCTCTAGCTCGTCAGCCAGGATATTGATAATCTCCTGCCCTAACGCAAAAACGGAAGCCTTGCTCAGCAGGGTGCCGAGAGAGACTTCCATTCTGTGACAACTATTTACGAGTTTGTCGATTGTGGCCAGATATGTATTAACGTTAGAGAAGGCCGCCAGCATGTCGCCGCGGTCGCCTTCCTCTACTAAATCAAGTCGGGTCTCGACCATCACTCTGGCCAAGTGGATTTCTTCGCGCAGACTGCGAACTTCCTCGACCGCTGCCTGGCGATTGAGACGCGTCTGTAATTCTGGGTTGCTGAGCAGATAATGCCGCAGGCGGTCAGTGTGAGTCTTCTTTTGACCGTGGACAAAGCAGAAATCGGACCCTTCAACAGAGAGTGCTTGGCACTGGCCTCTGCCGGTTGTAGCTTGACAACGCTGGGGATCTGCTGGATCGCATCTATCGTCGCGCATAGGGGTAACCCTCCTCTATTACCTAATACGGTTCCAAAACGATATTTCGGAAGTGAATTCCGGAAAAATCGTCAAAATAGTTAAAATAGTTACAACCCGTACAATCTGCCCTCGACCTGCGGTCTTCCCTCGGACTAGTTGACGCGTCAACCACCTACAAGCTCCCCAGAATCAAAAAGAACGCGTTCTTTAGGTTTGACGCGTCAATGTACTGGTAACTTGTAGGTCCAGTCGGGATAGGGCCAAGGATGTAGGGTACCCCCCATAGGGGTGACGTCAGTTTGATCTGACCCTCCCCACCTGACAACCCCGACAACCCCCCGCTCCCACCTCCTCAGATCAATCATCACAATGTATACAGGTGGTACCACTGTACATACCAACACTATCATTACCATCATCACAACCTACAAGCTACACAGTATCGGTTATCCTAATGGGGCCGATAATACTGCCCAGTCAAATTGTATCATCTGTACTTACTGTACAGGTTATCAGTATCTTGCAAGTTAGCAGGTTATGGTGGTGGTGTCGAACCTGCAAGCTACGATGGTTGTCGGGGTCAGAGCATCTGTGCATATCAGGATAGCTGTATCGAACAGGTAGTAATTGTGTCGATTGTAGCTTGCAGGTGGATTGTCGGGGTCATAGGGGGTGCCCCAATGCCGACTGGCGGGCCGGCACAACCAGCAGGATCAGAACAGGCGGTAATACCCCTCTGACCCCGACAACCTGCAAGATTCATACATAAGGGAAACGGTGGGTGGTGTATCTTTGACGGTTGTAGGGTTTGGGACGGGGGTGCTGGATATGGGAAACTTGTGGGTTGTAAGGGCTCTAACTGGCGTGCGGAATATCGCACATCGAACGCGCATTCGAGTTGTGCCAGGGGCAATGGTTAGTGGGTTAGTGATAGTTAATCGGGAGTTAATGAATATCAGGCTAAATCAGGGGATATTAACTGTAATCCCTGTATCAATCATCCCGAAAACACTGTATATATAGTATATAGTTATTATAGTTAATAAAGTAGTTAAGAAGTTAATCATTCTAATTATATTCATTGTAGTAGTTGTAGCGGTTTTCTATACTGTACGGGTCAGAATGAAATAACTATTAACTTCGCCTGTATGACCTGTATAAGTCCTGTCTATATAAGGGGTTACGAGAGTTAAGCCGTCTGTGCCGCCTGTAGCACGATTAACTCCTTTAGCGGTTCTGAGGGCAGCATCGGGGCCTCGCTCCACAACCCCCCTCCACCTACAACCTACAGGCTACCATAGTGGGGGTGAGGGCATTGGCCCCCATATCCGGCTACCTGCAAGCTACCATAGTGGGGGTACTTGACCGATTGTATAGGATAGTAGGATTATATGGTTACTGTATCCTGTAGGTTGTAGGTTGTGGGTTGTATAGGTTATCGGGGTCGCACCGGTTGTGAGGGCAATGCCGGGCCCGTACGTTACAACCCCGACAACCCTTGCCGGCCCCACCTGCCCTTACACTCCGCACATTCGGAGAAACTCCCTTCTGCTGAAACAACCGCTAAAATCCTCATCATCGAAATCATCCGCAATTGCTTCAGCCAGAACTCTCAGCACAACCCGGCCCATCCGATCTTCCTGAACAGATGGTACACTTCGTACAGCCTTGATAATCGCTGCAAGCCGCCTATCAGTCATAAGCATAATTGGACTCCTTGTGTGTTTAATCATCGCGACCCCGACAATCGCGCCACTATGCGCCACTACTGCGCCACCGGTTCCACTCGGAACGTACGGGCAGGAAATAGGGGGACAAGGCGCCGGATTGCAGCCCGTGCTTGTTCTAGGCTATCGTATGTAGCTTGCGTGGCGGGCTGCCGTGTGGCGGGTAGCTCCGTCCACTCCTTTGTGATTCGCCATTTTCGGGCTGTTTGCATTATCTCCCCTTTCTGCTTGAAGTCTATCACGCCCCCTGCCCTTGTCAACTCATAATGCCGCGCGCCCGGGGGTTGGATCGGGGCGCGGAAAACCGGATCGGGAGAAACAGCCCCACCAATGGGGGATTTCCAGCGGACGACCCCGATAACCGTTAAAATGAGCGATTATTTTCTCAGTATTCCCGCGCGTCCGCGCGTTTTCCCTTGCTATTCTCCCCCGGCGCTGTATGCTTAATACAGACAAGGGAACACAACCGCGAAGGGGAAAACGATGGTCGCAACACTCGCAACACTCGCAATTGTGGCGGTCGTGACGATTGTCCTAGTGGCCACGTCTGGCCCGAACATGCAAGGGAGGGGGTTCTGATTATGGCGATTCCGTACATTGTGGCGATTGTGCAAGAGATCAACGATTCTGCGGCTCGTGGCGATTCAACCGGCGATTAGGATTAGGCCAATTGTGCGACTTTTCCCAATTATTGGAGGACTACCGATGAATACGATTAAGCGGATCAAGCGTTTTTTCCGGATTACAGCGGAAGACCAGCAAGAGTATCAGTTGCGCATCATACGCCGGCAGAACCGGTTGGCCATGTTGCGACAATCGTACCGGCCGTGCGGATCGTAAACAAAATGAGGGTTGAAACGAAAGGGTTCCGATTATGACGACTACAGTGAATGAGAAGCTAGTGGCAATCAGAACGGATTTGGCGGTTCTTCTGAGTGGGGTGGAGCGTAGCAATGTGCGGGATGTGCTGTGTGTGGCATTCGATAGGGTTGCGCCAGATATGTCGTCTTACACGGCTACCTGGGTCGCGTCCATGCTGAGGGACACGGCAGTATCGACCGATTATGCGGGCGGAACCGATCTTTCCTTTGATCTGCATCGTGCGGCCCACGCGCTTGACAACGCCTGGGATGATTTCTAAGGGCAACGACAACTCTGAGGAGGGTTCCGATTATGATGAGTGAATGGAATACAGTAATCCCGAAGAAGAGTTCGACTATGACGACTGAACAGATTGCGCAGAGGATTCGGAAAGTGTTAGACACGCGGGTTGTACAGACTGAGCCGGATGTGCGAAATGGGGTGGTTATGGTAGCGCATCAGCTTGCCTCCCTTTGTGCCGAAAGTTACGGTCAACACACCCCTGATAGTTTCCTCCGGCAGTGCGGATTGTAGTGGTATTTTCGGAGGCGGGAAGGGGGCGCGCCCTCCCGCCTCCGTCTGCCCGCCTCCGTCTGCCCGCCTCCGTCTGCCCGCCTCCGTCTGCCCGCCTCCGTCTGCCCGCCTCCGTCTGCCCGCCTCCGTCTGCCCG